CTATTTGAGGAAGAGGATGATGCAGTTCGTTATGCTATGATGCTAGAGGACTCTCTGGGTAATCCCCAGAAGAATATGCAAGTTATCGAAGTTGAAGATGACCTTGCCATAAAGACCTGTAGCATGTATAATTATAAGTATGCTGTCATCACACCTGATGATCTTGTGATTCCACCTAGTAATGATAAAATTCAAAAAGATTAAATGGAAGAATTTCCTGTCAACGGGAGACCATTGGACAGAGATTGACTTTCTTGAGAAGAATACAAACTTAATAATCGGACATAATGGTTCAGGTAAGAGCACCTTATTGGATGCCCTTACCTTTGTTTTGTTTAATAAACCATTCCGTAAGATTAATAAAACTCAGTTAATTAATACCGTAAATGAGAAAGATTGTCTAGTTGAACTAGAGTTTGATGTAAATGCAAGAGAGTATGTAGTTCGTAGAGGAATGAAACCAACTGTATTTGACATTGAGGTCAATGGTTCTCCTTTACATCGACAGGCAGATGATCGATCAAATCAAAAGATATTAGAAGAGAATATACTTAAAGTTAATTACAAATCATTTACACAGATAGTCATACTTGGAAGTAGCACCTTTGTTCCATTCATGCAACTGTCAAGTTCAGTTCGTAGAGATGTGATTGAAGATCTACTTGATATTCGTATCTTCTCATTTATGAATAACTTATTGAAAGATAAGTTGAGAATACAAAAAGAACAAGTTCGATCTCTTAACTTGAAAAGAGAGAACTTAGAAGATAAAATTGCAATGCAAGATAAGTTTCTCAAAGAGATAGAGAATCGTAGTAAAGAAGATATAAAAAATCGAAAGAATAAGATTGATGATCTTATCAAAGAAACTGATGAGTATGTAATTACAAATGAAAAGTTAGAGAGTCAAGTTCGTGATACAAGTACAGAGCAAGAAAAGTTTGTAGGTGCTGACAAGAAATTGTCCAAACTGAACAACTTTAAAGGTCAGATATCAAATAAGGTATCTACGATTACAAAAGAGCATAAGTTCTTCAAAGAGAATACGGTTTGTCCCACCTGTACACAGCATATAGAAGAAGACTTTCGTTTAAATAAGATTGAAGATGCTCAATCTGAGGCAAAGAAACTTAAGAAAGGTTTTGAAGACTTAGAGAAAACTATCGAACAAGAGAAAGAAAGAGAGCGTCAGTTTGTCAAATTAACAAAGGAGATTACTAAACTCAACAATGGCATTTCTAAAAACAATACTCACATCTCTATCAACCAGAAACAGATTAGAGAACTTGAATCAGAAATTCAAACTATTACCGAGCAATTTAAAAACAGAAATACTGAGCATGAGAAGTTAGAAGAGTTTAAGACTAGTCTCAAAACAACTGACGATAAACTTTCCGAAAGAAATCAAGACATAGTTCACCATGATTTTGCCTATTCTCTTTTGAAGGATGATGGTGTTAAGACTAAGATAATTAGAAAATATCTACCACTTATTAATCAGCAGGTCAATCGTTACTTGCAGATGATGGATTTCTATATCAACTTTAAGTTAGATGAGGAGTTCAATGAGACAGTAGAGTCACCAATACATGAAGACTTTTCATATTCTTCCTTTAGTGAAGGTGAGAAGATGCGTATTGACTTGGCATTATTGTTTACATGGAGAGAGGTAGCAAGAGTCAAGAACTCTGTCAATACAAATCTGTTAATTATGGATGAAGTATTTGATAGTTCTCTTGATGGATTTGGTGTTGATGAATTTATGAAGATCATTCGTTTTATTATTAAGGATGCTAATATATTCGTTATATCACATAAGTCAGACTTACATGATAAGTTTGATAACCTTATGAAGTTTGATAAAGTTCGTGGATTTAGTAGGAGGATTGCATGAAGATTTTAGTCACTGGCCATCTTGGTTTTATTGGTAGTCATGTATATGAATATTTTTTAAGTGAAGGACATCAAGTTGATGGGTATGATATTCCACATGATTTAGGTGATTTTAAGACAAATAAAAAATATGATTTGGTGGTACACCTTGCAGCGAATGCTGCAATTCGTGAAGCAATCGAAAACCCTGATGCCTTCTGGGAAAACAATGTTACGAAATCCATACCAATATTTGAATATTGTAGAGAGAATAATGTAAGATGTCTGTATGCAAGTTCTGCATCTGTATATGAATGGTGGATCAATGCCTATGGTATCACTAAAAAAGTAAATGAAATTCAAGCACCACCGAATAGTGTGGGTATGAGATTCTTTAATGTATATGCAGAGAAAGTAAGTCGTTCAGATATGTTATATCGGATGCTAGAGGACAAGACTGCTACATATCTCACAAGACACAAGAGAGATTGGATTCATGTCAAAGATATTGTGTCAGCAATTGCACTTCTTGCAGAAAGTGACTACACTGGAGTCTTAGATGTAGGAACAGCAAATCCTGTTGCAGTGATTGATCTTGCAACTAAGATGGGTATGGGACACCTACCTATTAAGGAAGATACACCGGGTGAAAGAGATATCACATGTGCGGATATCACAGAATTACAGAAACTTGGTTGGTCTCCTACAATAAATATTTTGGACACTGTTAAGTAATGTAACATGCTTTCAACTCAATATCGTCTTCGATTAGATAGAATATGTAAAGCCATAGTGGAAGGAAGAGAAGTTCCACTCAGTGAAATGATCTGGGCAGAGAAACTTGCAAAGGCGAATACCACTGCAGCAACTTGGATGAGACAGGCACGACAGAAAGCATCAAACCCTGATATGAAGGCAGGAGGAACCGATGATTTTCTGAATAAGATGGGATTAGGAGAACCCGACCCATCTGATTATAGACAAGGGTTCGACAGTGCAGACGACATCGGAGAGTGGTTTAATCGTAAGAAACCTGACGATTGGCGACAAAGGGATTGACAAATCTAAATAAATCGTATACAATGGTAGAATGAAGTGTATTCATCATGAAATATAGTCCTTACACACCAGAGTGGAATCGTAAAAGATATCTATCTGAAGCAATCGAAACTTATTTTAAAGAAGGAGTAGAACCAAAAGATATAGTTGGTGACATTTTAGATGTTTTATCAGAAGAAGTATCTTACTACAAAGGCCGTGCAAATAGTTTACAAGAAGTATTAGACGGTATTCAAGAGTCATGAAGATTGATACCCAAGGAATGTCCTATGGGACTGGTAAGGGTGGTGGAAAAAGCATTGAAGAACAACGAGCTGCACTTCCCGATGTTATACCAAAAAAAATAAATATAATATCTGATGCCCTTAAACAGGAGTTAAAAGATCTTATAAACGAAGTTTTGGATGAGAGAAATGAAAGTCCCTAATTGGCAGCATCATTCTAAGAAAGAACAGAAGCGTCATCTTAAACCACAAGCATTAAGGCAAGCAAGAAAACGAAGTAGACAGTTGACAAAGTGTCTACTAGACCGCCCATCGAGGCGGTTTCGTTGTTATTATGGGTATATCAGATAAGAAACCCCATGACCATCAAGCACGAAATCAAATCACAACTTGCTAAATTACTTGCTACAGAAGATCTAGTTGTAGAGCACCGTAAGGTTGAAACTGCTGAGTTTAATGTACAGACAAGAGTTTTGACTCTACCTCTCTGGGACAAGGCATCTGAGAATGTGATTGATATGTTAGTAAGTCATGAGGTAGGCCATGCATTATATACTCCTGATGAAGAGTGGTGGGAAGAGTATCAAATACATCCTAGTTTTGTAAACATTGTTGAAGATGCTCGTATTGAGAAGTTGATGAAGAGAAGATATGATGGTATTTCAAAGACATTTTACAAGGGTTACACTGAGTTACACAATGATGATTTCTTTCAAGTCAAGAAGAAAAATATATCTGAAATGATTCTTGCTGACCGTGTAAATCTTCACTACAAGATCGGCACATACTATGACATTCCATTCTCTGGAGAAGAGAGATTCTTCTTAAACAAGATTGATCTATGTGAGACATTTGAAGATACACTCAAGGCTGCTAAAGCATTATATGATTACTGTCTTGCAGAACAGCAAAGAAAAGAGAAAGAAGATGCAGAAGATTTTTCTAACTTTGATCTCGAACTTGATGAGGATGGTGATGGTGAGAGACCTATGACAGGCACAAGATCAGAAGCAGTTGATTCTGATTCTGAAGGTGATGATGATGGCGATGTTGATGATGATGGTGAGAAACAAGAAGAGGCAGAGATTAAAATTGACACACACATCGGTGGTCATGAAGGTGTAACTGAAGTATCTGCAGAAACAGTTGAGAGTCTTGATGAGGCACTTAGGAACTTAACAAATGAAGGTGCAAGAGAGAATGTTTATCTTGAGTTACCAAAACTTGATGTTGACAAAGTGATCATTCCTAATGAAGAGATACATCAAAAGTGTCATGAGAGATTAGTTGAGGCACAAAGAAAAGCAGAGGAGCAAGAAAAAAAG